AAGCCTTCGCTGCTGCTCGTAAGGAAATGGGTAAGGGCAAGACCTTCACATGGAAGGGTAAGTCGTATTCTACTAATCTAAAGGAAGAAGAGGCACCTAAGAAGAAGAAGGCTGATTCTGTGCCTGTTCCGCCGCCTCGTCCTGAGCGGGGACTTCCTATTGCTGAATCTGGTCCTTCATCTGCTAAGACTCAGCGTACTATGTCCATGCGTAGCAGCAACAAGATTACTGAGACTAAACTTCCTGAAGACAAGAAGTCCAGCGGTCGTGGTGACGGTGCTAATGAGGCTATTACTCGTCGTATGCAGGCTGCCATTGATCGTGCCAAGGCTAAGGGCATAACCTATGACGACTGGAAAAACATGAGCCGCACAGAGCGTAAGAATGCAGATCTTCCTGTTTCGCCTCTTGGTGGCCTTATGCGAGCTTGGCAAAGGGCGGGTGGCCTTGGCCGCATGTCTGGTGAAACTAGAATGGCTAAAGGCGGCATGGCCGCTAAGAAATAAAGGATACCACTATGGCTAAAGCTCCTATGTTCAAACCCTGCTCCAAATGCCCTAGCCCTGCAAAATGCAAGGCTGCTGGCAAGTGCCTCGCTAAAGCTAAGAAATAACATGACACCCGATCAGATCAACAAACTTGTTACTATGGGCTACATTGTAGACCCTTACAATCCTGTTGTACTTGATGCTAACAAGAATCCTGTACTCTTCATTGACCATCAAGGTGACTATTTCAGCCCTGTGCCTGAGGTACATGCTGTATTCCATGAAGAGCCTTTGATCCTTATTCGCAACAGGGATGAGGATGGCAAGTTTGTTCCTGATGATTCTGCTACACCTGATGTCAATGAAGCATGGGTTGCTGCTCCTGCAAAGAAGACTAGGCGTAAGACTAAATGAGTCTCACATCTTATCCTAAGTATACCTACATTGCTGAAGGGGATGGTAACGTAAACTTCTACGGTACCGCCCTTGATGCCTTTGGTCGTATCAGGATGAGCCAGCCTTTTACGCTATTTGATAGTCAGAACAGGTATGCCAAAGATAGCCAATTCGATGAGGCTTTGACTGGCAGTGGCACAGCTACCCATGTAGCCAATGAAGGCACAGTTGACATGGATGTCACTACTGCCAGTGGTGATAAAGTCATTCGGCAGTCTAAGCGTAGATTTCCGTATCAGCCCGGAAAGTCACTGCTTGCTATGGCTACCTTCGTGCTTAATCCTGCTACAGATAATCTTCGTCAACGTGTAGGCTATTTCGATACCAACAATGGCGTATTCCTTCAACTAGACGATGATGAACTCAGCTTTGTGCTTAGGTCTTACGTTACAGGCTCTGCTTCTGATTCACGTAAGGTAGCAAAGTCAAGCTGGAATGTAGATAAGTTTGATGGCACAGGTCCGAGTGGTTTCACTCTTGATCCCACTAAGGCACAGATTGTATTCTTTGACTTTGAGTGGCTTGGTGTAGGCTCAGTCAGGTGTGGCTTTGTGATCAATGGCAAGCTGTGTCTAGCTCATGTGTATCACAATTCCAACATCATTGGCACTACCTACATGACTACAGCTATCCTGCCCATACGATACGAGATTGAGGCTAAGGATACACTTGCTGCTGCAGCCAAGCTGAAACAAATCTGCTCCACTGTCATCTCAGAAGGTGGCTATGAGCAAAAGACTGCGCTTAGTTGGGCACGTAGAACTACAGTAGCTGAAATGAGCACCTCTTTCGAGCCGCTTGTAAGCATACGCCTTAATGCTAATGCTTTAGGTGCTGTTGTCATTCCTGCACGATTTACATTGCTACCACAAGACTCTCCTGCAGACTATGAATTTGCTTTGATCAAGAATGCCACTCTTACAAGTGCGTCTTACACTACAGGCACATTCAGCAATGTAGACTTTGATGTTGCAGCTACGGCACTCAGTGGTGGAACTATTGTAGATCAAGGTTACATAAGTGCGTCTAATCAATCTCGTGGAGCATTTGAGCAAGCAGAAGACTACAACTTTGATCTGCAACTCGGTGTAACCATTGGTGGCACGAGTGACGTATATACGCTTGCAGCTAGAGGTCTAAGTGGCACACCAGATATCATTGGTGCTCTATCATTTTGGGATTTGACTGACTGATGCAGGATACTTACCGCAAAAGACGCACAGTTGCATCCGTATTGGGTATCACCAATGGGGATATTTACACATGTCCAGATAGGTATAACGGTGATGTCAACAGTATTATTGCCTCTAATGCTACTGCTAACACTGTCACTGTCAGCCTCGATTGGTATAATACTAGCACCACTACTTGGTACACAATCATGGAACAAGTTGAGATTAAGCCTTACTCGCTTGTTCAACTGACTGAGTTTCCTTTGTACCTACAAAAGACAGAAAAGATTCGTGGCTTAGCCAGTGCCACAACATCCGTAACGGTAACTGTAGCAGTCGAAGAGCATTTTAATGGGACTGCAGCCTAGAGGAGGCTACTGTGGACCCCATTACTATTATGGCCGCTGCTACTACGGCCTTCAATGCTATTAAGAAAGGCATTGAAATTGGCAGAGAACTTCAAGATATGGGTGGTCAGCTATCTCAATGGGCTACCGCTATTAGTGATCTTGAGTTCATCGAGCGACGAGTTCAAGACCCACCATGGTACAAAGCGTTTAGCTCTAGTGTTCAAGCCGAGGCAGTAGAGATATTTGCAGCCAAGCACAAAGCTCAGGCTATGCGTGATGAGCTTAAACAGTATATACAATTTTCACATGGACAATCCGCGTGGAATGAGTTGCTTGCCATTGAGGCTAACATTCGTAAGCAGAGGCAAGAGCACGAGTATCGTAAACAAGAGATCAAAGAGAATATTATCTCTGGCATACTGTTGTTTCTAGCATTGACAAGCATTACAGCCATGCTGACACTGTTTGCTTGGGTTTACTTTTCATATCAGGCGTGATACTATGGTAATAGACTTTGACGTAAACAAGGACGGTAAAGTGACGCCTGAGGAAGTAGAACGCAAAGAGCGTATGCTTGAGATAGAACTACGTGAAGAAAAAGCTAATGCACAAAAGCACATGGCTTGGGTTGCAATGCTTACGATGATCGTGTTTAGCGCACTCTTGTTCAGCCCCATCATCGGCGATGGGCGTGTATCAGCACTTGCAGACTTGCTCGGGTTGTTCTATATTGCTCAAACTGGTGTTGTAGCAGCTTACATGGGTGCTGCAGCCTACATGTCCACCAAGCATCCTCCAGTTAAACGGACTGCCGCAATGTCTGCTGATGAAAAGGATTTCTGATGGCCGAGTCTAACTTTGAACGTGTAATGAAAGAAATCTTTCACCATGAGGGTGGCTATGTTGACCACCCTGCTGACCCCGGTGGTGCTACCAATAGGGGCGTGACCTTCGCTGTACTTCAATCATGGCGCGGTAAGCCTATCACTAAACAAGACGTTAAAGACCTCAGCGAAGAAGAGGCAATGGAAATCTACAAGATGAACTACTGGAGGCCGACTAAGTGTGGTCAGCTTCCTGCTGGCATTGATCTTGTGATGATGGATGGTGCTGTCAATTCGGGTGTAAACAGGTCACCTAAATGGATACAGATGGCCTTAGGTGTCACACCTGATGGTAAAGTAGGTTCCATGACTATTGGTGCCTCACGAGATCAAAACAGGGCTAAGGTGATTGATGCAGCCCTTGATGCACGACTGGCGTTCCTGCAGAGGCTGAAGCATTGGGAAACCTTTGGCAGAGGCTGGAAGCGTAGGATTGATAGCGTCAGGGAGGTCGCCAAAGAGATGGCGAAGGGTGGATGAAGTGGCTTGTAGTGTTCCTTTTCCTCTCAGCTTGTGCTGGACTGCCTACTGGTATGTTCGGTGGTGGGACAAATGTTGCTGCGAATACACAACTCGGCAAAGAGAACAGGCAGCAAGTGTCGCTACAAGAGAACAGGACTGAAGCAGGCAGGGACGTAATAACTGAAACAAAGACGGTAGAGGCTGCATCTGTAGAGAAAGTAGAAATCAGTAACACAAACATTCCGCCTTGGGTTGTGCTGCTCCTTCTACTCGGATGGCTACTGCCTACACCTCAACAAATGGGCCACAGCCTTTACAGAGGCATTGTGTGGCTCTTCAGCAGAAAGAAGCGTAGATATGGCTAAAGCACTCACAGAGAAAGAACAGCGTTTCCTGAAGGCGCTATTCGATGAAGCAAATGGTGATGTCGTTGCAGCCAAGCGTATTGCGGGCTACAGCGAGAATACGGCTACCACTGATATTGTCAATGCAGTCAAAGACGAGATTGCTGAAGCTACACGCACCTACATTTCTCGTATTGCACCTAAGGCAGCCTATGCACTGAATAGTGGCATGGAAGACCCTACACAACTTGGTCTTCGTGATAAGATTGCTGCAGCCAAGGATGTCCTTGATCGTGCAGGATTCGCCAAGACGGAGAAGGTTGAAGTAGGGGGCACTAACCCTCTGTTTATCCTACCAGCAAAGAATGTCGAAGCAGAATAAGTACATACTGGAACGTGTAGACTTAGGATTCTGGACTCTACCTAAGCCACCTGACTACATGAAGCCCTACAGGAAGCAGTGGGAGCGCATTCCTAACCTCAATCCATTTGGTACAATACCTTACGGCTACGAGATTGATCCTGAAGATTCAGATTGGCTATTGCCTGTAGAAAAGCAACTTACAAACTTAGAGCTTGCAAAGAAGCACATAAGGAAGTATAGTTACAATGAGGTTGCTGCGTGGCTTACAACACAGACAGGCAGGAGCATTACAGGCAAGGGACTGAAGAAGAGGATTGAAGTTGACAGACGACGCAAGAGACTCATTGATATCAAACGCTTCCATGCGAAACGTTATGAGAAGCTTATCAAGCAGATCGAAATCCTCGAAAACACGCGCCTCGGCAAAGCAAAAGCAGACGAAAGCGAAGGCGGAGGAGAAGACAGAGCCTGTAATTGTACCTGCTGCAGCCATTCCGGCAGCATACGAAGTGGAGCAAGCACAGAACATAGTGTTTCAACCGAATCCGGGGCCTCAGACTGATTTTCTAGCTGCAACTGAGAGGCAGGTGTTGTTTGGTGGGGCGGCAGGTGGCGGAAAATCCTACGCCATGCTTGCTGATCCTCTTAGAGACATGAATAATCCGGGCTTCAGTGGCCTTCTTGTGCGTCACACTACTGAAGAACTTCGTGAACTCATTATGAAGTCACAGGAGTTATATCCTAAAGCAATTCCGGGCATAAGGTGGAGTGAACGAAAGCAGCAGTGGGTTACGCCTAGAGGCGGTACATTGTGGATGTCCTATCTAGACAGGGATATGGATGTTCTGAGGTATCAAGGTCAGGCGTTCAACTGGATTGGCTTTGACGAGTTAACGCAGTGGGCTACGCCATTTGCCTTCAACTACATGGGTTCTCGTCTTCGTACTGCTGATCCTTCACTTAAACTATACATGCGCTGCACTAGCAACCCCGGAGGCCCCGGACACAGTTGGGTCAAGAGGGGGTTCGTTGATCCGTCACCTTACAATAAAGCCTTTGCTGCAGTAGACTTTGAGACAGGCGAAATCCTTCGTTTCCCTAAAGGGCACAGCAAAGAAGGTGAAGCCCTGTACAAGCGCCGCTTCATTCCTGCAACACTCTTTGACAACCCTTACCTTGCCAAAGACGGTGAATACGAAGCCATGCTTCTGTCTATGCCAGAGAATCAGCGTAGGCAGCTTCTGTATGGCGATTGGGATGTGTCTGATGGCGCTGCGTTCCCTGAGTTTAACAGAAACATACATGTCATAAACCCCTTTTCTATCCCGTCTAACTGGACACGCTTTCGTGCAGCAGACTACGGTTATGGAAGTATGACAGCGGTTCTGTGGTTTGCTGTTTCTCCTGCAGAACAACTAATCGTGTATCGAGAACTCTATGTTAAAAAAGTTACAGCCGTTGATCTCGCTGACATGATCAATGAGATCGAGAAAGAAGACAAGATTCGCTACGGTGTTCTTGACTCCTCTTTGTGGCACAAGAGGGGCGACACTGGACCTTCACTTGCAGAGCAGATGATCATGCGTGGCTGCCGCTGGAGGCCATCAGATAGAAGCAAAGGCTCTCGTGTTGCAGGTAAGAACGAGCTACACCGCAGGCTTCAAGTAGATGAGTTCACCAATGAAGCTAGACTTGTATTCTTCTCTACATGCACTAACTTGATTGCTGAACTTCCTGTGCTACCATTAGACAGAAACAATCCAGAAGACGTTGACACTTCAGCTAACGATCACGGGTATGACGCACTACGCTATGGCATCATGAGCCGACCACGCAGCAGCATATGGGACTATGACCCTGCTTCTAGCGGTAATAAATTCAAGCCTGCTGACTCAGTATTAGGATACTAAACATGGAAGAACTCTTTGAAACGGATGCGTCTTCGTCGCTTAAAGACAAAGCCAAAGACGACACTGTTGATCCTAAGGCTGGCACACTTGTCAGTTATGTGATGGGTCGTTTTAGTGAAGCTGAAGATGCTCGTCGCGTAGATGAAGAGCGTTGGCTTATGTCATACCGCAACTATCGTGGTATCTACGGTCCTGAAACTCAATTCACTGAAACTGAAAAGTCTCGTGTATTTGTCAAGATCACAAAGACCAAAGTGCTTGCAGCCTATGGTCAGATCGTTGATGTTCTCTTTGCCAACAACTCCTTTCCGCTTACAGTTGACCCTACTACGCTGCCTGAAGGCGTAGCTGACACTGTTCACATGGAGACTAATCCTCAGGCTGAGCAGGGCATTGATCAGCTTCGTGATGCCTTTGGCAAGAAGCCTCCTCGTGCTCCTCTGTTTGGCCCCAACACTGAACTTCAACCGGGTGACACAATCTACAGCCTTGAGCGTCGTCTAGGCGGCATGAAGGACAACCTTGCTCCTGTGATGGAGAAACTGATTGAAGGCCCTTCTCCTTCGCCTACTGCTGTAACCTTCCATCCTGCCATGATTGCAGCCAAGAAGATGCAGAAGAAGATTCTGGATCAGCTTGAAGAAAGCAATGCCAACAAGCAACTGCGCCTTGCTGCATTCGATTGTGCCCTCTTTGGTACAGGCATTATGAAGGGGCCTCTGGCTATCAACAAAGAGTATCCGAGTTGGGATGAAGAAGGCGGCTACAATCCTGTCATCAAGACAGTGCCATCTACTGCTTACGTATCTGTGTGGAACTTCTATCCTGATCCTGATGCAGCCAATATGGATGAAGCAGA